CTGAAATGGTTAAAACTACTCTAAACAAGATTTAGAAACTTAATTTTTGAGAAGTTTCTATATTTTACATATAAAAATATTTTAACATTAAGATGAAATATTCAAATACTGTTGAATACATTGACGCTATCAACCGTATTGTTCACAGAAACCTTGAGATTCTGCAAAATGCTAAGAAAGAAGAGCGTGAGCTTACTGAAGATGAATCTGAAGAGATGACTGAGAACGAAAAAGAAGTTGATGAGCTAAAATCCGAAAAGGAAGAGTTGGAGAAATCTCTTGAAGAGACTCCTGAATGTGAAAAAGAAAATGAAAATAGAAATAAAAATATCGAAAAAGATAAAATGGAGAAGAAATATTCTTTGATTAAAGAATTGCGTAATGCAATGGCAACTGGCAAGTCTATTGAGATTCGTGCCGGCGAACCTAACTATTCTGTCACCACTAACGGTGAGGATTTAGTACAAACCGATATCTACAGCATCCTTGAGCCACTTAGAGCTAACTTAGTTCTTACTAAGGCTGGTGCACACTTCATGTCAGGTTTGACTGGCGATGTACAGGTGCCTATCATGAGTGCAGGTAACGTAAGTTGGGCTGGTGAAGTAGCCGCTGCAACTGATGGAAGTGGTTCTTTCACTAACATCACTTTGTCACCAAAGAGATTGACTGCTTATTTCCCAATCTCATTGCAGTTCCTTGCTCAAGACAGTGTCGATGCTGAAGCTGCTATTCGTAGAGACATTATCGCTGCTATCCAAGACAAGCTTGAAGCTACAATTCTTGGTTATGCTGCTGGTTCAGCTACTCAACCTGCTGGTTTGTTCTACGGTGCTACTTTGACCAACATCACTACTTATAATGACCTTTGCGACTTCGAAGCTGACGTTGAGGAAGCTAACGTAAACGGTGCAATGCACTATATCGTAACTCCTAAAGCTAAAGCTTATTTGAAAGGCTTGATTAAGGGCACTAACAACACTGGTATGGTTTGGGATGGCAATGCAATTGATGGTACTCCTGCTGAAGTAACAACTAACTTGGCTGCTGCTAGCGGCAACAAACTTGGTGTTGCTTATGGTAACTTCAATGACTTGTACATTGGTGCTTGGGACACTATCCAATTGGATGTTGTTCGTGATAGCGTTTCATTGAAGAACGGTTGTGTAACAATCGTTGTGAACGCATTTTTCGACGCAAAAATCGCCAGACCTGAAGCATTTGCACTTGGTAACATCGTTGCTCCAACTGGTGACTAATTAAATAGTTAAGTATCAGATAACTATATTATGAAGGGGTAAGGGAAAACTAAAGCCCTTATCCCTTTAATGATATATGAAACAAAATACTGATAATAACGAAATTTGGAAAGTTTGGAAAGATACTAGAAATCCAAATGGTCGTGGTAGAGGTTTAGGTTCTTTGTGGGAAGTAAGCAATTTAGGTAATGTAAAGAAAAACGGAAAGGGATATATTCCAAAATTAGGAGACAATGGATATCTTTATGTTGGTCATTTCTTATTACATAGAATTATAGCTGAAGTTTTTATACCAAACCAGGAAAACAAACCTTGTGTTGATCATATTGATACAAACCCATTAAACAATAAAGTTGAAAATCTAAGATGGGTAACTTGTACAGAAAATTGTAACAATAGACTTACAAAAAAACATATGAGTGATTCTACTAGAAATTCAAAAACCAAAATGGAAAATATCAGTAATTTAGGAAAACGTAATAAATCTGGTGAAAACAATTCAATGTATGGTAAAAATCATAAAGAAGAGTCAAAAAAATTGATGAGTTTACACCATAGTGGTGGACACAAAGTTGGAGAATTCAAACAAATAGAAGAATCTAAACAAAAGAATAGAGAAGCACATCTTGGTAAACCTGTTTGGAATAAAGGAATGTCTAAGGAAGAACAAGAATATTATAAATCTTTATCACTAGAAGATAGAAAAATATATAGATTAAACAAATGCAAAAACAATATATAGACCTAGAGTTGGCCAAGAAGCAGCTTAATTTGGAAGAGCAGTTTCAAGATGATGATCTTTACATTTATGGCTTGATTTCTGTATGTCAGGATGCTGTAGAGAAACACTTAGACATCAAGCTTGAATCACTAGAAGACGAAGATGGTAATTTGCCAACTCCAATAATTCATGCTATGTTGTTGTTGCTATCTACATTTTATTCATGTCGTGAGTCAATAACTACAGCGGCAATGAAACCAACTCCGCACGCATTTGACTACTTGTGCGATTTGTACCAAAATTATGACTACAAAGACGCAATCTACAAAAATACAACATCTAACTAACAATGTGGGCAGGACTTAGAAATGAGGTTGTAGACATAATGAGATATGTGTTCAGTCAGAATGATACTGGTGAACAAGTGCAAGAACTTGTGAAAGTCTATGAGATTAGAGCAAAAGTTGAGCATATGAGTGGCTCTCGCTCAGTAAGGAATGAGGAAATCATATATCCTTATCAAAAACGCTTTGTATTCAGATATAAAGCACCAATAAATGAAGACAATCTTATAAGATGGCAGAACAAACTTTGGAGAATTATGTCAATTGACAATAACAGAGACATGATGCAATGTGTTGTTTTGACTGAAATTGTACAAGAATGAACGGATTTGTTACAAATATAGACGAGATGTTTGAGAAATTTGCTGAATTGACATCAACTGAGATGACAAGAGCAATAAAGAGAGCTTTAAATAAGGCTGCTGCTCAATTACAACGTCTAACTAAGTCGAATTTGTCATCTATGATTAAGTCAGATACAGGTGGCCACGGCAAATACAATGACAGACTTGAAAATGGTGTGATGAGAAGGTCTGCAAGTGCTTCTTATGATGAAGAAATGACTGCTATGGTTCATATAATGGGTAGCAGATCATCAGGTAGTGGAACATTTAGATTAAAGTTCTTAGAAGGTGGAACAAAAGAAAGATATGCGCAAACATATAAAGGCAGACCATTGAAGAAACCAAGATATTTAGGCCAGATAAAGCCAATGTACTTCTTCAAGAGCGCAAATGAGACAATTGAGCCACAGCTTGAGCGAATATACATAGAAGAGATAGACAAAGCAATAGACAAAATAAATCAATCAAACTAACATGACAAATGCTATAAACTTATCAAGAGGGTTGTTCTATGTGATGTCAAATGACCAAACTTTGACATCATTGGTTGACTCTAAGTACATGAAACCACTTGTAGCTGACAATGGTACACCATACCCATTCATTGTCTACACTCGTGAAGGAGTGAACCCAACAAATGGGACAAAAGATGGATATCTTGGTGACTATGTACAGTTCAGGATAGACATAGTAAGTGACAAATACATAAATGTGCTTGACATAGCTCAAAGAGTTAGAGAATTGTTTGAGAGACGAATAGTGTTAATGCCAGAGCAATATTTGCAGCTTGTCAATTGCACAATGAGTGGCATAAATGAGTCATGGGATAGTGACGCATATATACAGCAATTGAGGTTCACAGCTACGGCTTGTAACTATGTTGCGCAACAATAACAAAAACTCCAAAATTGAGAAGTTTCTATTTTCACACAGTTCAAATTGAAACTCCAAAATTGAGAAGTTTCTATTTTAATAAAAGATAAAAATATTCAATAATAAAAATGGATTACATAAAAGGTTCAGATTTGATGTTGTTTGTAAAGAAGCCAAATGGTGAAGTCAAATCATTAGCTTTTGCAACAAATCACACTCTCAGCATATCAGGTGAAACTGCAGATATCAGCACCAAAGACCACGGTTTGTATGGTGCTACTGAAGTTACTCGTATTAACTGGAGCATTACTACTGACAACTTGTATACTGTATCTACATTCAATGAGTTGTACAATAGAATGAAGACCAGACAAACTGTCGAAGTTTATTTCTGCTTGAAGACTCCTACCGAAAGACAAGGTACTCCTGCTACTGTCAACTTGGAAGGTGACACTTACGACAGCTGGACTCCAACTACAACTACTGGTGAAGATGGTTACTATGGCAGAGCTTACATCACTTCATTGGATGCTAACGCAGCTTCTGGTGAGAATGCTACATTCAGTGCTACATTCAGCGGTGTTGGTGCTTTGACACAAGGTCTTTATGGTTCAGTTGAATCAACTGCTGGTGGTTCTACTAACATTGTTATTGAGAACCAACAGAGCGGAACTTCACAAACTTATGCAGTAGCAAACGGTCAAGGCAGCACTTATGACTCAACTAAAAACTATTATGTCTATTCAAACGGCGAGATGATTAAGGTTGACTTCGGTTCAGATTCTACAGCTGCAGCTGAGAAGTTTGCAGACAGCAAGCAAGTGTATTACGAAGAGACATCAGACAATGCTTAAATAAGCACTGTTTTCTTCATAGTTTAGTTTTTTTAGAGAGGCTTCGGTCTCTCTTTTTTCGTATAAACTTCAAAGTCAAAAAGTTTCTATTTTATAATATAAATAAAAACACATAAAGTATGAAGATTACAATCAAAGGTAAAGAAGTAGAATTGAAGTACACAATCCGTAGCTTGATTTTGTTTGAGAACATAATGAACAAGCCATTCAACCCAGAAGGTACTATGGATGTGATAGTGTTCTACTTGTGCATATTGCTAGCATCAGACAAGACTCTACAACTTACATTAGATGAGTTGATTGATGCTATTGACAATGACAACCAGTTGTTAGTTGACTTCTCAACATGGTTGACAAATGAGATGACTAAGCAAAACATGGTGACACAAGATTCACATGTAGAAGTCAATGAAGATTCAAAAAAAAAGTAACTCTGATATGGCACTATCTTCTTAGAGTTATTGTGTTTGAATATAGAGTTTGTTCAATAGAATATTTCATGGATGAGA